TCTTGTTCCATCAGGATGCATTTCGTCAAATGTACCAGAGCGATGTGCAATATGAACACGTTCAGATCCAGGCGTATCATCTAATTCAACAACGTGTCCAGATTCAGTTTCATAAACATGATTGTACGGATATTGAGCGGCATATTTTGTTTCTGGCTCTGACCAAAAGTTTTCATCAGCGGTTAGAACATTTTGCTCTATTGTTTTCTTTTTAATTCCTACAATTGTATCTTCAACATTTTCATTTCTAGCAAGACGACTAACTGTCGGTTCTCCTGCCAAATTAGGAAATCTTTGTGCAGGACTATCTGACCAAGAAACACCGCTACCATCTGTTGAATAAGTTTTTGTGCCAGGGATTTTCGGACTTTTACTTAGTGCTACTAAATCTCTAGGATCTGAGAATCCTTTGTCTATTCTTGGTGTCCCATCAGGTATTCCTGGTACAATACCAATAATTATAGGAAATTGGCCGTCATCACCGTCTAGAAAAAAACCAAATACCATTTCGCCTTCTTTTGGCGCAACCATGCTTGCTGCATTTGATCCTAATGGAACTATTGGATGTGCCCAAGGTAAATCTTTAGTTGATACCAAATTTTTGTCTTCGGTATGCCAACCAAAAACACGAACTTGACAACGACCCAAAGTTAGAGGATCAAGTCGATTTTCAACTACGCCGAACCACCAGACGAATCCGTCTAGTCCCATGAAATTATTTTTTCCAATCATTGCTTTTTCAACTCTTTTAGATAAGGATCATCATTTTGTGCATCAGGTAGTTTTTGCGATAGACAATCGCGAGTTACTTCAGCTATCATTTCGTAGCTTTGATAATCCAGTTTATGACGCATTGCAGTAACTAGATAACGACCGCTATAGTATGGATTGTTTGGATTTTCTCCAGGAACTTGTGTTTTTATCAAGGGCATTTGAAATTCAATAATATCACCAACTGTTAGATATGTATCTCCGGGTAAAACAAGTTTCAATTTGAAATAATTTAGTTGATTTATTTGTGACGTTCTTTGCAACATCCATTTTTCTACAAGATTGGGTTTTATACCCGGTTGTCTTTTAGAAATAGATTCAACAACATCGTGTCCTCTAGTTGTTGGATACATTCTTCTAGTTGCAAAATAATTCTTGTAAGTTTTTGTTTGAGTTCTATCTTCATTTTGATTATGAAATGGATAAAAATCTTTGTGTTCTAGTATTTTGTCATTATTAATGTGTGTAGAATTATTGAAAAAATCATCGTAGTCAAAAATAGTATCGTCGGCTCTAAGTCTAACTAAATCAATTCCTTTTAAAATACCAGAAAACATTCCATAAGTTGTTCCACGCATGACATCATACGTATTAATGATTTCATACTTTATGACATCTCTATATTCATCTATTATTGTCTCGGAACGATCATCTGATGTATCTATGTTTTTTTGTTTGAATTTATATTTTGCTCTTGTTGGTTGATTGAACAAACTTTCTAGAGATTTGAAATTATATCCTTCTCTATTTTCATAAAACATGAAATTTGCGCTAGAATTTTTTCTTGAAATCGAAATCGTTCTTGATGCCAACCAAATTGCGGCTTGTAATGGATTTAAGTTGGGTATTATTATATCTTGACGACCAAAAGATTCCTCAATGTTTTTAGGTTCTTTTGGATCAAACTTAGTATTTGATACGCTAAGATAATTTTTCAAAATATCTTTTATGATAAACGAACTAGAAACGCCTTTATAAGACTTTGACAAAACACGAGAAGCAGATATTATATTTTCTTCTGAACAAAAATGCAAAGTATAAGTTTGACTTGATCTTGAAGATTGTTCTATTTCATCATGCTGTAACTTATAAACGCGAAAAACTTTTTCAAATAGTATTTCTTTTTGATATCCAGGTTTTACTATGACAACAGTCAAAAATTCAAATCCGGTAAATGGAATTACTGAAAACAATTCAACCGAATCTGATAATGTAATTTTTCCTGATAAAGTGCTATTGTAGATATCTTCAAATATTGACATCTCAATCAATTGAGGATAAACGTCATACGAATTTCCATCTACACTTTTGATTGTAAGTTCTTTGAACTCAAAACTTTTTTCTGTTATAGGTGTATTTTCTGCCATTTTACTTTATATTGCCAATAATGCCATTAGTTCATTTTCAATTTGACTAATATAGGCTTTATCAATTATTTTTATTGATCTTTTTGACTCGTTCAAATCATTTTCATAGTCATAAGCATATACTATTCTTTTTGTCGTCTCTATTGTCACGCTATTTCCATCTTTTAGATTGAAAGTTTCAAAAGTGCTAGCCGGAATTGTGGCATAAGTAGTTGAATCGACTTCGTATCGATTTACAGTCACTGTTCTTGTCAAAGAATCCGTTTTAGTTATTATTTTTTCATAGTGATGTATTTGTGTTGATGCAGTTGCATATGATCCATATTTTGCATCTATGAAATTAGCAAAATCTCTAGTTGATAAAGGCCAATCATAAACTGGATCGACAATATCGTTTGCAAATAGTATTATCCAATGCCTATTTGGATTATCATAATACTTTGATGCCAGTATTTCTGGAGTGTCGCCATCTTGAACATCATATGTATAATAAACATATGATGAATTCTTTATGCTATCAATCATTTTTGTGCGAGCAAGAATATTAGTAACAACTTTCGGTTGTTGACTTTTATCCGCGCTTAGGCCATAAAAGTATAAAGGAAATTTTTCAAAATATGCCATTAGTATCCTTTATCTATTGCTTCTCTTGTGATTATGTTTAGTTCTTTGAATTGCAATCTCATTCTAATTTGAACTGGCATACCATCGGTAAAAGTTACAAAGCTACCAGCCGATGCATAATCAACTTGAATATCTTCCAAAACACAAGATGCTATTCTAGGCATGTTTGTATTTTCTGCAAAGCCAGCACCAGTCTTTCTCAAGAAAGTAATTTCAAATTCTGAAGGAGGCACAAACATGACACCGCTAGCAATCAACTCCGGAGCCGAATGTCTTCTAAACTGATAAATTATTGACCAAACATCATTAGCTTCTTCAGCACTTCTTGGAGCAAAAACAAAATCAAAATTGAAACTTCTAAGAACAGGTGATGAATATAAAACTTCAATCACAGGATTTACAGCAAATCCTATTATATTTGCCGCAGTTTTCAAATTAGATACTTTAGTTGCATCTACTGCAGCACTGACAACATGTCCAAATGCACCCAGGCGTCTAGCTAGACCTTCAGCAGCACCTGCAGCAGCACCTGTAGCTCTACTTACTCCGGCGAGTGCTAAAGAAGAACCAAGTGTAGCACCTAACGCACCCGCACCAGAAGTAATATTCATTGCTCCTGCAGCTTTTGATAGGCCTGTGGCTGCAAGTGTGCCACCAATACCTAAAGTGTCAAGCATGTTCATTTGTTGATATGTTTGCTTATTATCAAATACGACGGTTTCAGGAACATATAGTGATATTGCTGTAGTTGATCTTTTTGTTCTTCTTGTTAGACCTAAAAAGTTACCCTTATTCAGTTCGGCCGTTCTTGAACCAACTGGTTGTCCATTAGACCCACTTGGGGCCAATGCAGCTTTTCCTGCATCCCTATCTTTTGTTGCATCTTGTATAAGTATGTTGAATAGCATGGCATGTGATAGTGATTCTATGTCACTAGGATAGTTCAATGACGAAAACTTATACTTGTTTGTGCCTAAATTATCTAAAGGTCCAACGTCTTGTCTAGCCTGTAATCTTTGCATCTAAATATTCTCTATCTTTTGGATATATTTATCATGTCATACAAAGGCCGTTTCATACCAACAAATAGTAACAAATACAAAGGTGATCCGACACGAATCATATATCGTAGTCTTTGGGAACGTCGAGTCATGGTCTTTCTTGACTCAAATCCGGCTATAGTACAATGGTCGTCGGAAGAAATCATAATACCCTATCTATCTCCTATAGATCGAAAAGTGCATAGATATTTTCCCGATTTTTATGTCAAAGTGCGAGATAAAGAGTC